CTATTAGAGCCAAAATGAGAGAGGCTTTAACTAACTATAATCCAAATGCATTTGTTCAAGGTACTTTCAGTACAGCAATAACTGCAATCACAAAACCATAATTAATTAATTAGTTTTTGTTTTTAGAGAGCCTCTTTTTGAGGCTCTTTTTTTTTATGTATGCATGCTGAGTGCACACATCAAATATATATTTGAATAAACTTTTAAATATATGTTATGAAAATAAAATTGATTAAAAATAAAACTGAAACTATTGGATGGTATTTATATGCTGAAACTATGGATGAGGCATATAAAATAAACACTATAAGAAACATGATCTTTTTTGGATTTGATGATCAAGTTGTAAAATACAATGGGAGATTAAGCCATGAATCAATCGGAGATCCGGATATTGATCCTGAACTAATATTAAAAGATAAGGATATGGCTGGAGCTTTGTTTTGGTGTATGGAAAAAAACAAATCTGATTGTAGTGAGTTTATGAGCAAACTTTATGAAACAAATAAAATGAAAAAGTAATATATTTGTATCAATGGATTCGTATTGCTTTGCATTGAGTTTGTTTACAGGCTGGATCCAGTAAAGAGAGAGGTTAAGAGTTCCGGATCTACTTAGATCCAATCAACCAAAGATCTCCAGATTAATTAAAGCTATCCAGGATCATTGTGATCCTAACTCATGGTAATTTTATTTTAATCTGTTCTTTGTACTTATTAGATCATATTTAGAGGCCAGATCAAACTGGCCTCTCTTGTTTTTGATCAGATCATAAAAAATAAATTCATTATATTTGTAAGGAATCTGGGAACGAAATTATAGTGGGATTTAATTTTTTTCGTGTGGAGCTCCCAACTCCATGCAGATTTACTTGAAAGCTGACTATTACTCTGGGCGAGTGTTAGAGTTTTAGTTGCTACCTTCGGGATAGTGATTAAAACAATAACAAACTCTAAGAGAGTTTTAGATCAGCTTTTGACATTTATATACCTCTCTTTTTTATTTCTTAATTTTGTGTTGAGGGAATCCTCAGCATACTAACCAACAAACAAACAATTTTATGGATCCTAACATTCAGGGATCAATGGCAGAATATGCTGTTGCTCTCGAATTTATGAAATTGGGATATATTGTATCTAAGCCTCTGCTGGATTCATGCAGATATGATCTGCTTGTAGATACTGGATCCAGGATCGTAAAAATCCAGGTAAAATCTAAAAAACAAAATGCTTGGAAACAAAAAGGGAGAAAAGGAATCCAAATGATGTTAGATAGGCATAAGCCTTATAATCTTAACCAGGTTGATTTTTTTGCTGTATATGTTGCTGATCATGGAGGTTTCTATATTATTAAGAATGATGGCAAAATGAAATCAGTTAAAATAACTCCTGGAGGCAAGTATAAAATTAATTTTAATAACTTTGCATCAATTAACTGAGTTTTTCATAATTGGTTTAATTTGTATTGGTTGTTAAAGAGCTGGATTTTCATCTGGCTCTTTTTTTTTATCTTTACAAAAAAATTTAAATCATGAAAATCATAATAAATTCTGAGATAATTTCGACAAAAAAAATCTATAAAGAGGGAGAGGAATATGAGGTTGAAAAAAAGATTGCAGAAAAATGGTGTTCCAAAGGATGGGCATCTAAGATCCAAAAGAAAAAATCTTTTAAGGATGCCGATCTAAATAATGATGGAGTTATAGATGAAAAAGAATTTGATCAGATAGAAAAAAAAAATAAACAATGAGGCAATCTAATTCAGCAACTCCAAATCATGATTCATCAACAATTTTATCAAATGATGAAATCAGATATTATTTAAAATTAACAGAAAATACATCTAATGAAAATGCTTTAATTGAAAGGATGAGAGATTATGCTGTTGATCATGCAGAGAATTGCATGAATGTAGATATATTGGGCAAAAATAGGCAATATTATTTACCGGAATTGCCAAAGGATGGAGTTGTTTATCTGCCATTTGTTGCTTTAGATCATGATCAATCGGCAACTGCAATTCAAGTTACATATAGTTCAGGATCTGGAGGAGGAGGGATTGATTCATCAGAGTATGAGATTCAGGGCATTAACAATAATATAATTGTTTTTAAAGATCCATTTTTCAAAAATGTATTAATACAATATACAACAGCTCTTTGGCCAGTAAGTGGATCAAATAATTTATTGGGGGATGCTTTAAAACATGCTCTGTTAAAAGTGATTGGAAATATTTATGATTACAGATCTGATTTTATGGCTGGTAAAACAATCAACATTTTGCCGATCAATTCAATGAGCTTTTTTAATAAACATAAAAATGTTTTCATATAATGATTTACGAGGGAATAGATCCAGGAAAATTTAACAAGTATATTGATTTTTTCTCTCCAGCTGTTGGGGCATCAGATGCTCATGGAGGCTTATCTCCAACAACAGCTGAGCCAACTTTAATTTTGCAAGTTTGGAGCATTTGGAAATGGATCAAATCTGATGTCAAAGAGGAGGATGGAAAAAGATCTATTTTTAAAGATGTTGAAGTTATTACAAGATTTAATCCGATTGAAAACAGCTTTGGAAATATGGAGATTTTTTATGATAGTTATGTTCTGGATAATGGAGTAAAATATGATGTAATGAGTTTTTATCAAATGGAGGAATATGGATATTGGAAATTTTTATTAAGATCTAAAAATGCAAGAAGTTAATCATGAGTAGAAATAAAGGCATAACTCCATTAATTAAAATTAATCCAACTGACATGGCAAAACTCAAAAAGAGCATGGCTAAGCTAAGATTATTGGATAAGGATGGTTTATCATCAGAGCTTGGAGCTTGGGCATTAAAAACAGCCAGAGATGCATCAGCAAGAGCTCCAAAGAAAACTGGCAAACTATCTCAAAGTTATTTTGCTGAAAGAGATAAAAAAACAGCAAGAGTTTACAATAAAAAACTTTATGCTCCCTTTGTTGAATTTGGAACTGGAGATAGTGTTGATTTAAGTGAATTAAAGGAGCTGGGAATCCCTGATAGTTATGCTTTGCAGTTTAAAGGGCAAGGAATCAAAAAAGTTAATTTGCCAGCAAGGCCTCATCTTTTTCCATCAGCCTCAGCAAATTTTAAGGTTTTGTTTGATAATATACAGAAACGAATTACAAAAGATTGGAAATCATGAAAGATAGATCAGCTCAAATAAGATTTCAACTTTTTCAAGATCAAGCCTTTTTTAAAGATGCTGATGCCTTAACCTATACAGATCCTTTTGGAACAACAATCAATGTTAAAGTAACAAACATTGTAAACAGAGATACTGATTATCCATTTGTTTTAATTAGATCAAACTCTGTTTCTGGATCAGAGGAAAATCAAACAGCTTATGGATCGGATGTTATTATTACATTTGAAGTCCATACGAAGTTTAAAAGAGGGCAAGGAGGAGATAAACTTTGCAATGATCTAACAAGTAAAATTTTAGAAAAAGTTATCTCCAGAACAGAAAACCATTTAGATACAACAGCTCAAGGATTTAAAACTTATGTTATAGAATTAGATGCCTTAAATTATCAAAATAATGAATTTGATGATGGCAACTATTTCAGATCAATTATTGACATTAAATTTAAAACAATGGAAATTTAAAATGGAAAAGCCTACAAAAATATCAGAAAACAGCCAGATCCAATTAGATCTAAAAACTCTCATCATCATTATTGCTTTTACAGCATCTCTTGCTGGAACATATTTCAGCTTAAGTGCTCAGATCGAGGATGCAAAGCATCTGCCAGCTCCAGAGGTTTCTAAAATCGAGCTGGATTTTAAAGATAAATTAACAAGATCTGTTATTGAAAAAGTCGAGGCAGATGTTACAATTATAAAATCAGATCTTGGAGAAATAAAAGAGAACATTAATAAGATGGATGAGAGGCTTTATGAAATCTCGCAAAAAGTGAGATAATGAGATCATTAATATTTTTATTATTATTTAGCCTGGCATCTTACAGCCAGAGCTATAAAGAGAAAATTTCAATTGTTCAATATTCAGCAGAGTTTGCAAAAGATGGAGAAATAGATCTTAAAAATTTTAAGGCATATAATACTCATCATTTTGATTTGATTAAGGATCAGAAAATATTTATTAAAGAGGATATTCAGTTTGTTCCAACTTTAATTTTGTATCAAAATGGAAAAGAAATCAAAAGAATTGAAGCTGGTATATCTTTGAAATTGCAAGAGGATGCTATTGATTTAATAAATAAAGAAATAGATGATCTTTTATCATCAAGATTTTAAAATAAAATTATAGATATGAAAAAATTAATATTATTACTAACAGCTGTTTTGATCAGCTTAAATTTATCGGCTCAGGACAAGCCAAAAAAATTAAAATGGATCAAGGATGTTTTTAAATATTCAACAATATTTTCCAGCTATTCAGAGAGCTCTCCTTTATTTGTTCCAGAAACTTTTTTTGTAACACAAGGAGGGGATGTTATAAATACAACTCCAGAAATAGAAAATGATTATTCTCTAAATTTTGGAATC